TAACTTAAATCTAAATGAAGTTGTTTATTTGGATTAAATATTTTATTTAAAACTTTATTTTTAAATAAAATATCATTATAATACATCAATGAATATTCTTTATTTAATTTGTAAGTAATATATTGTTTGAATGTTAATAACATTGAACATGTGTTGCATAAACTTTGTAAATGTGTATATGTATTTATAATTCCGAATAAATCTAGATTGGTGAATAGGTCCATTGTTTATGATTTAATTTTATACATTTTTAATCAATTTTTTAGTGTTTTTCTTCCATATTTACAATATTGTTTTTGAGAAAAACCTTTTGGCCGATTACAATTAATACTTTTTTTATAGGTTGTACTCCATTTTCTTTTTGTTTTTTTAATTGTCATTTATGTTATAATTAGATTAAAAAGTCACTAATATGTTGAATTATGTTTTCGTCAAACCCATGAATGCGTCGCAAATAGACCATGCTTATTTTTTTTCGCTTTTTTAATCTATCCATGTTTACATTGATAAAGTATTGCAACGAATGTGTAATATATGTATTATTTTTGATTAATAAATCTTTTGTAAAATAATAAATGAATTGTTTAATTACATTACATCCATCTAAATCCATTGCATAATAATATTTTTGTTGAACATATTGAAGGATATACAACATTTCTTCAGGAGTTTGTATAAATGTCAAACAATCTTTTTCTGAATACCATAATGTCGGAATCCATCGGTTACAAAATTGTTGAATGATTAGTTCGCTATGTTGAACATTTTTAATTAACCATATATGGTCTTCTCTATAGATGCCATAAATAAGTAAATAATCTTTATGTAAAGTTTCTATAAAATACCGTAATTGTTTTCCTATCCATTTTTCCCATTTATTCTCAAGGATTTTAAATTTATCCGAGTTCAATTCAAACATAGTATATTAATTTATACTATATTGGAATAAAATCAATTTAAAATGATGCCCAGATTTCCATTTCTGTTACAGATATATTAATAGTAGCCATGTACTGAAATAATTTTTTGTGTTTATTTGGCATTAAATCAAACTCATGTTGTTTATTGGATGGAGGAGTTTTAGTATAATATAAAACTAAAGATAAATATTGTAATAATTTAGATGTTGGTAATTTTTCTATTTCATCTATTAGTTTAGATTTTTCTGATTCAGTCAATTCTTTTTTATAATATTGCAATTGCCTAGAACTATTATATATACCCCAAAAAGTATGAAACAATGGATATTTGCTTATTAATTCATCTGCAAGATTTGGGTTGATAGGTATTTCTATATGTACTCCTATAAAAGGATTAGGATATTCTCCAAAGGTCAAAAAATATTGTACAACTCTGGGTTTATCTTTGACTACATATTCATATATACTACGTGTTAATTCATTCCATGTAATTTTTTTACTTAACATTTTATTTTTTAATGTATCGCGAGTTTCTTCCCTTGTGGAAGAGAAGGGTAAAGACAATTCATTTAAATAATAACAATAAATGTATACTTGTTGAGGTGTTAATTCATCTATTCTATCATTTAATTCTTTCAAATCTGCTATAGATAAGCCTGTTGGAGTTTTATCTACTGCAGCCATTGGTTTAACTAGTTTATTAACATCTTGCAATGTTTTTGTTATAAGTGCACTCATATCTAAATTATTGAATGCGTCAACTGATTCCAATGAACCTAATTTAAGGTCATTTTTTTTCAAAAATGTTTTAATTTCCAATGCCATATTTTCAGTATAACCGCGAATTACATTTTTAAAATAAGTTGGATCATTTTTTCCTTCCGTAATACATGCATGTATAATATCTTTTGTATTTAACGTTGGGTTTAATAATATAGTTTCCATCATAAACATGTTCCATAATTGACAATATCCACTCTCTTTTGCATTGGTAGGTAACAAATTTTCTAATCCTTGAAACCCTTTTGCAGGGCAAATTTCCTCAGGAGTTCTATAGACAGGTGTAAATCCTATTAACACATCTCTTGCATCTTCGCCTTCAAAAAAATCTTTTAATGTTGCATTTAATTTATAATCACTATAATCTTCCGAAAATAGTTCACTTCCATGAGGTTCATATCGTTCAATGACTCGTTTGAAAGGTCTGTAAATAAGAATATTCACATGTGCCCAACTTTGTGCGGTGGATACAATATATAAAGTAATAAAAATTAAATCTGAACCACGCTTAACACAATCTTTCATTTCACGTAAGATGGTTTTAGAATAATCTAAACTATTTGTATCTACAAAATAATTTAATGCCATAGTTTGTGAACTATGAAACAAATCTCTAAATATAGCACAGTTGGTTGCATATTTTCGTATTAAATAAACATAAATAAGATTCATATATCTACCTGATTTATACATTGGGTCTTGTTGTTGTTTACCTGCAGATTCAAATTTAGTTAAAAAATCTTTAAAATTAAAATTTGGGTTGTGTATATCGGGTGGAGGCAACACAACATGTACAATATCTTTGGATTCTTTTTTGCTATCATCTGTCGGAAGCATTAAACATTTGCCTCTAACTAATACAGAACCTTCTGGACACTTTATACATTTTTTGGTAGTTCTATTATATTTAAAAGTATCGGGACATTTTTTTCCTTGGCGGTCAGTTTGTATAGGTGGTTGTAGAACACGAACAGGTTTGGGTAAAGATGGTTCACAATTATCTGTTTTTTTATTAAATGAAAATCCACAAGAGCAACGTTTGGTAACACGTTTGAATGGTTTAGTTGTATCTGGACGCACGCGGACACATTTTGACTTTTTGCGTTTAAAATTACATTTACAACGTTTTAACACCCGTTCATATTCATCCATATATTAAATCCTATATAAAAATTAATACATTTCTGCCCATTCTAATAATTGTTTATCAGTTAGTTTTTCCTTAACCAATAAGTCATTCAATATTTCTTGTTTATCTTCTTTGGGTATATCATCTATATATTTTTTCTGTTCTTCGGTAATATTAAGTTTTTTATGCTTCATTAATATCAAACACGTAGTTAATTGTGCTTTGGTCATTTGATTAACACCTTTTTCTAAAGATTTTCGCAAAGGTGTCGTTAATGGTTTTCTAGATGATTCAAGAATTTGGTTATATGAACCCCAAAAATCATGAAATACCGGATATTTTTTCTTGGCTAATTCCATAACTTCCATACGATTTACCTCCATTATTAAATTATCACGAACAAATTCATGAGGATACTCGTTGAACAGAATAACATATTTATAACAATTTATTTTTAGTGTGCTACCTTTTACAAATAGTGTATTGTATATACGTAACATTAAATTTTCCCATGTTATATTTCTGCGTAACAAATCATTTTTTAATGTATCTTTACTAACAGAACTTATCTTTGCACCATTCGGTATCATTACAGGATTATAATCTATCGTAATATAATTATGATACATAGTTACAAATTGAGGGTGTAGAGCATCTACTTGTTTATCTAGTTCGTTAATATCGGCAACTGTCATGGAATATCCTGTATCGGATTCTACAATGGGTTGTTGCGGTTTAAATTTTTTGCTGGTTTCACTCATTGTGTCTAAAATTAATTTTTGTGCATCTAAAGTATCAAATTTACTACGTGCTTCATTGGTTCCAGCTTTAATATCAAAATCTGGACCTAAAAACTTTTGTAATTCTTTTGCCATTTGAAATGTATAACCGCGTATTACATTTTTAAAATATTCGGGGTTACGTTTTCCGATATCTAAACATTGTTGAATAATATCTCGTGTATTGAGTGTTGGATTTAATAACGTAGTTTCCATCATAAACATGGACCACAATTGACAATATCCATGCTCTCTTTCTCTTGAAGGTAACATATTTTCTATTCCTTGGAATCCGCGAATATTAGGGCATATTTCATAAGGTGTTTTATATTTTGGTGTGTATTCTCGTAATGCTGGAGAAAGTTCTTCTTCAAACAAACGTTTTAATTTTGAATTTAATGCATAATCATTAATATTTTCTATTCCAGTTTCTTGTCCGTGTGGTTCAAACCGTTCTATTGTTTTTTTAAATGGTCGGTAGATTAATATATTCACATGAGCATCTTTAACTGAATCTGTAATATGTAAAGTAATAAAAATTAATTCTGACCCGCGTAAAACACATTGTTTCATTTGATGACCCAAATTAGGTGGATAAGTTAGGTTATTGGCATTAAAATAATAATTTAATACGGCATCATTACGTAAATGAAATGCATCTTTAAATATGGAACAATCGTTTGCATATTTTCTTAATAAATAAATATAGATAAAAATCATATATCTACCTGCTTTATATCGGGCATCATGTAATTGATTTCCTTCCTTTTCTATAACATTCATATACTCGGCTAAAGTATAAGGTGCTGGTTTTGCTTGAGTTATATCAGGTGCAGGTAATAAAACTTCTACTTTTTCTTCCATTGGTTTTACATCTTTGATTGGTGTGGGTTCTTTATCATCAGTAGGTAATAAAATACATCGGTTTCTATATTTTTTAGTTCCATCTGGACATTTTACACATTTTTTGGTTTTATAATTATATTCAAATGTGGGAGGACATTTTTTACCTTCTCGTGCAATTTCAATTAAAGGTTGTAAGACCTGAACCTGTTTTGGTATAACAGCAGGTATACATTCATTGGTAGATTTATTATACCTAAATCCACAAGTGCAACGTTTTTGAACACGTTTGTAAGGTGCAGTTTCAGCAGTTGGATCTGGTCTCACGCGTACACATTTCGTTTGTTTGCGTTTATAATTACATTTACACCGAGTCACTCTATCATATTCATCCATACAGTATAATTATATTTTTTATTGAATAGATTGGAATTTTGCAAAAGAAATTAAAGAAAAAATTAATAAGATTAAAGGTACTAAAAATATTTTCCTGATATAGAAATAAGTTAATGCTAGATTATTTATTTTATACATTATCTAAATAATTAACTAATAATAAATTTATTTAAAGTATGTATATATATATACATATGAATTTTCCTGAAAGTTTTGATTTGAATATTTATAAATCTAAAAACATTGATTTACAAAACATGAATTCAGAACAATTAATAACTCATTATGAAACTTATGGAAAGAAGGAAGGAAGAATATGTAGTAATATTGTAAATAGATATGATTTAAAATCATGTATTACTACTAATATGTTATGTTTAGAAATTGGACCTTTTGATAATCCAGTTTTATCTGGTCCTAATGTTAAATATTTTGATGTTTTAGATTCAAATGATTTAAAATCACGTGCATTAAAAATTAATAGAATAAATAATTTAAATAATATACCATATATAGATTATGTAAATGAATATGGTGATTTATCAATAATACCAGAATTATTTGATATAGTATTATCTTGTCATTCAATTGAACATCAACCAGATTTTATTGAACATTTAAATAATGTTTCAAAATTATTAAAACCTAAAGGATATTATATTATAATTTGTCCAGATAAAAGATACTGTTTTGATCATTTTATAAAAGAATCAACAATAGCTGATATTATATTTATGAATAAATCTAAACATCAAAAACATACAATTAAATCTGTTATAGAACATAGAGTATTAACTTGTCATAATGATTGTATAAGACATTGGAATAATGATCATGGTAATCAAACTATAGATGAAAATTATAGTAGATTATTAGATAGTATTAAAGAATATGAAAATTCTACAGAATATTTAGATGTACATTCTTTACAATTTACTCCAACATCATTTAATAAAATTATTAATTTATTAAATAAAAACAATTTTATTGATTTGAAAGTTCATCAGATTTATAATACATTACATAATACAAATGAATTTTTTGTAATTTTACAAAAAAATTAATTTAGACATTTTTAGATTTAATAATTTTATAGCCCTATTGATATAAAATTATTATTATTATATATTCAATAATGGTCTCGTCCGAACACATTTTGTTTGGTTGCGTCTATAATTACATTTACACCGAGTTACCCGATCATATTCATCCATACAGTATAATTATATTTTTTTATTGAATACATTGGGTAGCAAGTCGGTCGGCTTCTCGGTTGCCAATAGAATGAACATCTTCATTGGTGGTATGCGCGGAAACATGTAAAAGTGTAATAGAATGTTGTTTTACTAAAGTGAATACTTCTTTCACTAATTCAACGTTGGGTATATCGGCCGCCCATTTTTTCTTTTGACATTTTTCACCAAAAGAACCGGCACATAACATTGTATATTTGGAATCGGTATAAATGCCGATTTTTTTATCGTAACTGTCAGATAAAAGTTTAATGGCTTCAATCACAGCAGTAAGTTCGGCAACATTATTGGTTATTTTACCAGAAGTGATTCGTTTGCTTACATTTTTCGGATTTCCTTCACTGAAAAAAATACCATACCCGGCAACAGCATGTTTAGAACCATTTTTACTGCATGCTCCGTCGGTATAGACAATAATTTCTAACTTAGAATCATCGCTATCACCAACAATATTGGAAGGTCCATTTTGCCGAAAGTCTTCGGCCTCAGCTAAAGTTTTAAATTTCTTGTATTTGGGTTTTGTGTGAATATGTTTTTTGCATTCATCCCATGTAGTATAAACATCACTTTGTATATGACCTGTATAAGTAGCGTAATAAGGCATATACAAAGTATATATAATTATCATTAAATCAATATTTATTTTCTATATTTTTTTGAACGCCGATTGCGTTTTTTTCCGCCTCTAGTATTAATATTCCTACTATTTCTGTATTCTGCTTCTCGGTTTTCAATTGCAGTTATATTAATAAAATTTTTAGATCCAGGAACACATTCAACGCTTATTTTATTTCCATCGGCAAGATCAATATTATATGTTATACTTTCTACTATTCCTTCTCTGCCATCATAACTAACTTTATTTCCTACTTTTGGAGTATAACTATCGCAATATAAATTTTTAACTAACGCCGCCATATATAATAATAATATTATATTTCTTAATAATATTAACATAAATAATGTTTCCATGTTAATTCAGATTTTATATATTCAATTCTGGTTTCAGTTGCTGTTAAATTAATAAAATTTTTAGATTTGGGAATACATTCAACATTTATTTTATTTCCATTAACATTAATAGTGTAGGTTATATTTTCTACTATTCCTTCTGTATTATCGTATATAATTTTATCCCCTACTTTTGGAGGATATAAATTACAATACAAATCAAATTGTGTTTCTCTTTCTTTTGTCATAATAAAATAGTATAAAATAATATGGATAATACAAAAAAACGAATGTTATTGTTTTTGGTTGGGTGTATTGGAACACGATTATTGTTTGTATATATAGCAAAAAATAGTAGTGTTCAGATATTGAAATATTTAGGTTATTTAGCTTTACTTCCTGCCATTGGGTTCATATATATTTTCTTAACTGGTTCGCGAAAAACAGGAGCAGAAGTATTTGGTGAAAAAATTTGGTGGAATAATTTACGGCCGTTGCATAGTTTGCTTTATTTCGTATTTTCGTATAATGCTATTCAAGGCAATAAACAATCGTGGTTATATTTGTTGGCGGATGTAACAATAGGGTTGACGGCATGGATATTCCACCATTTATTTTTTATTTCTTTCTAAAATTCGTGTGCTGACATTTGCATGAAAAGGTAATTCTACGTTTTCTTGCGCATTGAAGAATAAAGGGGATGGCCGATATTGCTGTAAATCACGAGCATTCCATACAGGGTGGGTTGCTCTAGGTTGGCTTGTAATTTCAGGCGTATAATCAGGATAAGAAAGAGGTGTAGTGGATAAATGATAGGTAGGAGGATTCCTAGATAATTTATAATGCAATCCTTTTAATTCGCTGTCTACTTTAATACGGTCTTGATGTAAATTTGCTCCCCATTTCTGTAATATAATTTGCGGGTCATTAATAAAAGGTGGGCGTTCACCATTACCGGGTTGGTTTAAATAATACATTCCTTGGTCGGTGCTTTCTTGCAAACGTTTCATTACATTGTTAGAATCATCATATAATCTAGTAAACGCCATATAATATAAAATATTATTTTAAAAAATAAATACTTTATAAATATATGTTAACCATTGAACATATAAAAAAGGATAAATCTACAACTAAGATTGAAATTCCTATATATGGCGATGATACAATTGAAATGATAAAATACAAACTTAGCCAATATTTAAGTTGTGAAATAGAAGATGTTTATATATTTGCTAAACAAAATCGTTCAATTACATTGCATACCATATATGAAGAAATGTTGAAAAAAACGGATAAAATAGTAAAACATGACGTAGAACATATATTAGAAGATTTATCCATGTCTCATTTAATGAAACGTGTCCCAAATAAAAAAATGTTTACGTATGATGATTTATTAGAATTGATAGATATACCTTTACATGAAATACCTATATTTATCCCGATAGGGCATGTATTACGTGAATGTGTAAATCCATTAGTTTGTAAACAAAAAATGGCTTTTAACCGATTTGCTTATATCAATACAAATTCTCTTCCTAACCAATTACAAAAAACATTATTGTTGGAATATTTTCCATTTATAGACCAAACATTATATGTAGTAGATAGTGTTCAAGTGTCAGATGCAACTATACGAAGTTCTTATTTTTTGAAACTTGACCCTGACCCCAATATAAAAGAAATAAATCAACTCATAGAAGAGAAAAAAGAATTACATAGACAATTTAAAGAATTACCTACAACGAGTAAAATTCAAACGATACGATTTACTATTTTACCTACACATCAAGTGCATATTTCTGCCGAATCTATTTTTAATTTATTGCATGCCGATACAACAAATAAAATGATACAATATTTTACAGGGGAAACTATTATTTATAAATTATATACTACACAACAAGATAGATATAATCATAAAATTCCAGAATTACATCCTGGGTATATTGACCAAGAAGGTGATAAAGATAATATTAAAAGTCGGTCAGTTTACATTTATTCTAATGACCGTGATAATTTAATTATATTATATGAAAATGGGTCTATTGTAGTTCATTTGCGTAGAGTAAAAAAAACATTAATGATACAAGATTTAAACGATGAAATAAATGCTATTTTATTGCCAGTATTGAATACAATACGCGAACCTATTTATCAATCTGGATATATGTATCCATGGAATGAAAAAAGTAATATATTGGAATCTAATGTGTTCAATGTAAAAATAAATATACTGGATTATATTGTTGATTTTGGATTATCTGTAAATTTAAAAAATAGTAATTTCAAGGATATTACAACGATATATACTGATTTATCTCACCAAAATAACGGTGAATTTATATATAATTATGTTTCGGAACATAATCCAAATAATTTATACAATTATGTAGTGAAATATATTTCTACTAAGTTGCCAACAAAAGCAAGTATTATAGACCGTTTGCAAACTATTTTTAATATATCTAACAAAGATGCAACGCAAATGTATGCAGACAATATTCCTTTACAAGAACAATCTAAACAACAAATTATTCGTTCAGGATTTGATGGAATGTTGAATGCACACAATATTATTATTTATGGAATTCCAAATATTCATTATTTAGATTCTATTCAATATAATTTAAAATGCGTTGCTGCTATACTTGAACGTGAAGTTGTAAACCCAAAAATAAATAAAATCCAATTTAAAGAACTGCCTGCTCCGTTGCCTGTTGCTCCCAAGCCTGCTCCGTTGCCTGTTGCTCC